CGGATCGTCCGCAACCCTCCCCGGATAACGGTTTTAACGGCAATTCCCCGCGATATCCCGGAATTCCCCCGATCCCTAATGCAATTCCCGGAATTACTCCGGGATTAGTGCCCGCATTAGTGAATCCGGGCCGGGGAATTGCCGATTTGCGCCCGGACCAGGGGATTATGACGCCGGCGCCGGATAATGTGGCGTGGAAACGGGCGCCGTGGGTTATCCCCTATACCGATATTCCCGCTAATGCGTCGTGGCCGCGGCTAATGTCCCGGCCGCACCCGGCCGCCGTGGCGTCCTATGGGCCGGAGGCGTTGACGTGGCTAGAGGCGGAGGCCGGAATCGTCCTCCGGTGGTGGCAGGCGTTGGCGATTGTGCGCGCGTTGGAACACGACACGGACGGCGCGTTGGTATGGCCGGCCGTCGTCCTGTCCACGGCACGTCAGGTTGGTAAATCGTGGCTAGTCCGGGCGTTGGCGCTATGGCGCGTCTGCCACGGGGACCTATTCGGGGAACCGCAACTAGTCCTGCACACGGGCAAGGATTTAAACGTCTGCCGGGAGGTTCATAGGCCGGCGCGAGTATGGGCGCGTGCGCGCGGGTGGCAGACCCGGGAGGCTAACGGGCAGGAGGAATTGAAACGGCCGGAGGATGAGTCCCGGTGGATTGTTCGTGGAGCGCCGTCCGTCTATGGCTACGCGGCCACTATGGCTATCGCGGACGAAACGTGGGCAATGCCGGCCCGTCTCATTGACGACGGGATAGAACCTACGATGATGGAACGCAATTCGCCCCAATTGGTCCTGTTATCCACGGCGCATAGCCGCGCCACGTCCCTCATGTTGGGGAGGCGCATGGCCGCGCTAGAAACGTGGGAAAACCCGGCCGACACGTTGTTGTTGGAATGGTCCGCGCCGGCCGGGACGCCGCTAGAGGACCGGGCCGCGTGGCGGCAAGCGTCCCCGTTTTGGTCCCCGGGCCGGGAACGGTTGCTAGAGGCGCGTTACCGGCGCCTAGAGGCAGGCGTCCATGACCCGGACGACGTGGAGGACAACCCGGAGGCGTCGTTTACGACACAGGTTCTCAACGTGTGGCCGCGGCAACGTGCGGCCGGCGCCGGCAAAGATGAACCGTTGGTATCCGCGGACGTATGGGCCGCGTGCGCCGATATGACCGTCACGGCGCCTCCGGGTCCCGTCGTCGTGGCCGTGGAGGATTGGTACGGACTAGGCGCGGCCGCGTGCGTGGCCGCGCGCCTGCCGGGTGACCGGGTTTTGGTATGGGGAGACACCTTTACTGACCGGGCGGAGGCGTTGACGTGGGTTGACGTGGAACTACACGCCCGGGAGGACCGGGCCGGTTCAACGCTTATTGTCGGCGCCTCGTTAAACCCGCCTGCCGTGGCGGAGGCGTTGGGTGTGCCGGCGCACGCCGCGGCCGCGGGTCACACCCGGACCGGAATGCCGCTATTGCGCGCGTTGGTCACTAGCCGGCAACTAGTCCACGGCGGAGACAGGACGTTAACGACACAGGTAACCGGGTGCCGGGTGGCGGCCCGGGACGGCGGGTTAGTGCCTGTGCATCGTGGCGTCCGGGCGGACCTAGTGCGCGCGGCGTCATGGGCGTGCATGGCGGCCACCCGGCCGGTGGAGGCGCCTCTACCTTTCTTTGTTTATTAGGTTTAGGACGGTTTAGGGAAAATGGATAAAACGCTAACGATGCGGCAAATGCGTACCAACGTCCTACGCCGGCGCGCCGAAATGCGGTTAGGCGGTTCCAATCTCTCTCCGCCTCGTCCGTGGGGTTGGCTAACCGGGGACGACGTGCCGGCGTTCTCCACCCAACCGCCTCCGGCTACCGAAACCGCGGCGTTGGGTTATCCGCCGTTCGGGCGTGGCGTGGCGTTGTTGGCGTCCGCTATTGCGACAACCCGTTGGGTGGCGGAACGGTTCGACACGGCGCTAGGCGTCCACGTGGCGTTACCTGACCAACCGAGCGTCATTACGGACCCGTACCCGGACGTAACGCCGTGGGCATACCGTTGGGCGGCCGTGGAGGACGGCATTTTATACGGTAATCATTTCGCGCTATATGGCGATATGGACTACCGGACACGCCGGCCCGGTTGGGTCCTGCCGTTACCCGCGGACGAGGTATGGGTTTTGCAGGACCCGGAGACAGGTAATTGGTCGTGGGTTATTGCCGGCTACGAAATCCCGCGTGGCGATATGTTGCACGTGCCATTTGGGAATCGTTCGGGAGAAATCCTAGGCCGCGGCGTCCTCTACCAATACGCGGATTGGCTAGGTAACGCGCTAGCCGCGGAGGATTTCTCCGGCGCCTATTTCGCGGGCGGCACCCTCCCGCCTGCCGTCCTACAGTCCCCCAATATCGTCACGCCGGAACAGGCGGAGGACCTTAAAGACAAATGGCGGTTAATGACCAACAACCGGGAACCTGTGGTCCTGCCAACCGGCTATCTGTTAACGCCGGTTGTCTCTAATGCGGAACAGTCGCAACTAGTGGAGTCCCGGCAATGGTCCGCGGAAATGGTCGGAATGATGCTAGGCATTCCGTCGTGGAAATTCTCATTACCCGGCCCAACTATGACCTACCAAAACGTAGAAACCGCGGATATTGACTTCATCCGGGACGGCGTGGACAGGTATTCCGCGCCTATCGCGGCCGCCTATACCAAATACCTGATGCCGGCCGGGACACAGGTTCGATTTGATTGGACTAGCCGGCAACGGGCGGACGCGCGGACAACCGCGGACACGCTCAACGCCTATGTGGCGTCCGGGATTCTCACTAAGGACGAGGCGCGCGCCGTCCTAGGCCGGCCGCCTATGGAGGCGTCCACGAATGAGGGAACTACGCCGGTAGACGTGCCGGAACTAACGCCGGCGTCCGCCGTAGTGGAGGGATAACGCAATGTCTGGACTAGTAATCACCCGGGCCGCACCCGATATGGAAACAACCGGGGACGGTTGGACAGTAGAGGGATTGGCCGTGCCGTACGGCGTGGAGGCGGACGTTACCGACGACGGCGGGACAACGTTTTACGCGGAGGCGTTCGCGCCGGGTGCGTTCGTCCGGGACTGCCAGAAAGGCGGCCGTTGGGTAAACCTCATGTTGGGACACGACGGGGACGACGGGGACAGGTTCTTAGGACGTTGCGTGTCTATTCGGGAAACCGCGGCCGGCCTAGAAACCGCGTTCCGCATTAACCGGGACCACCCGGACGCGGAGGCGGCCCGTAGTGGAGAACTAAGCCATTGGTCCGTCTCCGCCCGTGTCTACCGTTCCCGGAGAGAGAACCGGGACGGCCGCGCCGTCGTTTGGCGGGAGGCGTGCGGACTGTCCCACGTGGCCGCCACGGCGTCCCCGCAATACGCCAACGCCGGCGTTCTCGTCGCGCGTGAACACGTCATGATTAACGAACCGTCACAGACGCCACGCCTAGACGAATTGCGCGCGTGGCTAGAAAGTCAAACGCCGTGCCGCTAAGTATTCCGCGGCCGGCCGATAAGGCAGGCGCCTCCGGCGCTAGCGGCACACCCGGGCCGCCCGGTCCGCAAGGTCCGGCAGGACCCACGGGCGCCACCGGACCACCGGGACCAACCGGGCCGGCCGGCGCCGATTCGACAGTCCCGGGACCGGCCGGCGCCACCGGCGCCACCGGCGCCACGGGACCGGCAGGCGCGGCCGGCGCCACGGGTCCGCAAGGTCCGGCCGGCGTGAAAGGGGACACGGGCGCGGCCGGCGCTACCGGGCCGCAAGGCGTCCCGGGTGCCACCGGCGTGCAAGGTCCTAAAGGGGACCCGGGCGCACCCGGTACGGCAGGCGCTACGGGACCACCGGGCGCCGATTCGACAGTCCCCGGACCACCGGGCGCGGCCGGCGCTACCGGGCCGGCAGGACCACCCGGCGCAGACTCCACGGTCCCCGGTCCTCCGGGCGCCACGGGCGCGCCGGGTGCCACCGGGCCGGCCGGTCCGCAAGGTGACCCGGGACCCACGGGCGCGGCGTCCACGGTCCCCGGGCCGGCCGGTCCCACGGGTCCCACGGGTGCCACGGGTCCCGCGGGACCTAAAGGGGACACAGGCGCGGCCGGCGCACCCGGTACGGCAGGCGCCACCGGGCCGCAAGGTCCGGCAGGCGCCACGGGTCCGGCAGGCGCCACGGGTCCGCAAGGTCCCGCGGGTGACCCGGGCGCCGTCACCTATGCCGGACAGGTCATTACGCCCGTTGTCACGGCGCTCAATACGCCGGTAATCGTGGCCGTGTCCTTTCCCGCGGGACGTTTCACGGCCGCGCCTAGCGTGACCGTAACCGTGGGAGGCGGGTCCCCACATCAGATAGCCGGGTCATGGACTGCGATAACTAACACGGGTTGCAACGTCATAGGCGTTAAAACGGGCGGGTCACTCACCGCGCTAACGATTAACCTCATTGCTTGCCAAATGGGATAGGACCGGCGTAACGTGCCGGCCCAATAGGACCCGCCACCCGTCACGGTCACTCACCCGCCACCCGGTCATATAAAGCGAACCGCCACCCGGGGAAACCGTAGGCGCCACCCGGGCAGATTCCCGCATGTTACGGAGGATGCCCGCTATGGGCGTGTATTTGGACCGTTTGCATTCGCAATACGACGAGGCGCAAAACGCCGTTACCGAAATCGCCAACCGTGCCGCGGAGGAAAACCGCGACATTAACGACGACGAGGCTAAGGTTATTGACCGCGACAAGGCGCGCATGGCGGAATTGGAAACCGCCATTTCGTACCATACGGATATCGAATCCGCGTCCGCTAAGGTCACTAGCCTCCGGGAGAGGGTGCCGGCCGCACGGCAGACGACGACAACGGCGCCGGCAGACGAGGCGTACGACGTGGCGCGGGAATTCTCCGGCCCGGGTGACTACGCGGTCACCCTCCACCGGGCGCACGTCCTCCGGGACCCGGAGGCAGTCGAGAAAATCGCACGCGCTACGGCGCATCAGACGACGGCGGACAACCCGGGCATTATCCCGCGGCCCGTTCTCGGACCCGTCATTAACCTTATTGACGGCGCGCGGCCGTTCGTGAATTCCTGTAGCCGCAAGGCGTTGCCGGCCGGGTCATTTGACCGGCCCGTAGTGACGCAGCATGTGGCCGTAGACGAACAATTGCTAGAGAAGGATTTGACCGCTAGCCGGGATATGAAGATTGGCAAGATTCCGGTTACCGCGCACACGTTTGCCGGACATTTGAATATCTCCCGGCAGGACATTAAGTGGACGAGTCCCGGAATCCTTAACATTGTTTTTGAGGATTTCGCAACCGTGTACGCCATTCGTACCTGTGACTACGCCTCGCAATCGTTCCTTGCGTCCATTACCAACGCACCCGTGGCCGTGGCGGAGGCAAGCGGTAGCGCCGTAACACAGGCGCTTTACGGCGTGGCCGCGGCGTCCCTAGAGGCGTCCAATACCCTCCCGGACACGCTTTACGTGGCGCCGGACGTATGGGCGCAATTGGGCGGAATGTCGAACACGAATAGCGGACTGCCGGCGTTCCCGTCACTGTCCGTCACGAACACGTCAGGAAACCCGTTGGGGTTGTCCCTCGTCGTGGATTCCCATTTCCCCAATGGGACGATGATTGCCGGTCCGGCTAAGTTTAATGAATTCTACGAGGACGTAGACGGACTGATGCAGGTGCAGGAACCGGACGTATTGGGACAACTAGTTGGATATGCCGGATTCGCGGCGTATATCAATACTGTTCCGGCCGCGTTCACGCCTATGACCCTCCCGGCCGTCGTGCCGTAGTGGATAGGTGGCCGGCATGACGGTATATGTGGGAATGCCTCCGGGTTACCCGGATTTGCCTACCGTTCGCGCCTATGTCCGCGTGCCGGCCACGTCCCTACCGGACGACGATTTGGACAGGATGATGATTGCGGCCGCCACGTCACAGGCGGACGGCCGCAACATTGACCGCGGCCTAGACACGGACACGGGAGAACGGGCGCCGGCGCTAGTGCAGGCGTTCCTCCGGCGCGTCCAACGGCAGATAGCCGGAAAGAATCTCCCGCTAGGCATGGTAGGCGTGGAGGCGTCCGAATACGGACCAACCGGCATCGCGCTAGATAACCTCATTTACGAATTGGAACGGCCGTACGTCATGGCCGTAATTGGATAGGACAGGACTAATGCCAGACGACGGAACACGCAAGTTAGGACCCGGCATCCTCACCATTGGCGCCACCGGGACGGAAACGGACGCCTCGTGCCTCATCAATTCCGCCACGATTACGGCGGATAAGAATGAGGGAGACTCCACGACGAAATTGTGCGGAACCGTTAAGGCGGGCGCGATTACGTACACGTACCATATGGACGGAAATCTCGACGTGGATTCCGCCTACGGAGACGGCATTTTCGCATTGTCACAGTCCTCCGCGGGACAGGAATTTGCGTTTACGTTCACGCCTAACGAGGAATTCACGGGACCGGCCACGGCCGGCACGACGGCAACCGGGACCCTCATCCTGGACCCGTTGGATTTCGGCGGAGACACAATGGGTGAATACATGACTTCCGATTTCTCATTTACCGTCGTTGGTCAACCCGTCTACGCCTACGAGGCGCCAACCGCACCCGCGGCACAGTCCGCCCGTGCCTCCCGTTCGTCGTCTGACACGGCCGCGGCATGACTGTCCGCGTGGAGGGTGCCGCCACGTTGGCGGCCACCCTCCACGTGGCCGGCAGGCGCCTACAGGACGCCTCCGCGCCGTCCCGGGACGTGGCCGCGTTCATTGGGACCCGTGGACGTTCGTCGGCGCCTGTACGGTCCGGCCGGCTAGCCGCGTCTGTCCGGTACGCCGGCGCCGACGACGGCGCGGAGGTTACTAGCGGGTTGGCGTATTCCAACCGGACCCATTGGGGTTATGCGCGATATCGGCAGGCACCGCAACCGTTCTTAGCGGAGCAGGTATGGAATAACGAACCGCGCATCATAGACACCTATGCCGGTTGGGTTGACGACGTATTAGGCACGGTTAAGGGGACAGGCTAACAATGGGTGAGGTAAGGCTACAGACTCCGCGGGTCCTCGTTATCCGGGAGGGTTACGACGATTTGGAAATCCAAACGGCCAACCCGGATTTGATCCTGTGGGACAGGACCCGCTATAAACACAAATGGCCGCCCGTGTCAGACGCGCCGATGATTTGGGCAACGTTTATTGCATGGGCCGCGGCACGACGGACCGGCGCCATTCCGCCCGAATACCTCTACGAAACATGGGAGGCGGAGGCGTTGGAAATCCGCATCCTTAACGCGGACGAGGACGACGAATCCGGTTCCCCTACCCAACCGGGTCCCGCGCCCGGTTAATCGTGGAGATAGCCATAGCCACGCAAACGGCGCCGGCGCAATGGGAGAACGAGGACGATAGGACCCTAGCCACGGTCCTAGATGTATTGGCTAAACAGGCGGACGAGATAGAACGGAGGACGCGCCGTGGCAAATGAGGCGTTACTCCGTATTAAGGTCATAACGGACGCCACGGCCGCGGCCGCGGGACTAGATAAAACCGCTAAATCGTCGTCCAAATTCGGGTCCGCTATGTCTAAGGCGGCATTGCCGGCCGCGGCCGCCGGTGTCGCGCTAGTCGCACTAGGCAAACACGCGCTAGATTCCGCGTCCAATTTGCAACAGGCACAGGGCGCCGTCGAATCGGTATTTGGGAAACAGGCTAGCGCCGTGGAGGCGTTGTCTAAGAAATCCGCACAATCTATGGGACTAGCGCAGTCCGCATATTTGCAATACGCCTCATTAGTAGGGTCCGCGCTAACTAACGCCGGTTTTTCCACTAAACAATCCGTGGAGGAATCCAATAAGGTCATGCAACGTGGCGCCGATTTGGCCGCCACGTTTGGCGGGACAACCGCGGACGCCGTGGAGGCTATTAACGCGGCCGTCTCCCGTGGCGAATTTGACCCGCTAGAAAAATACGGCGTGTCTCTCAACATGACGGCCGTTAACGCGGAACTAGCGGCACGCGGGCAGGACAAACTAACAGGATCGGCATTAAAACACGCTAAGGCACAGGTTGTCCTAGAGTCCGTGTATAAAAACACGGGCAAGGCGGCCGGCCAATTCGCGCGGGAACAGGACACGGCCGCGGGATCGGCCGCTATCGCGTCCGCCCAATTTGAGGACGCCTCCGCGGCGTTGGGACAGGCGTTGCTACCCGCGGCCGCGGCCGTGGCTAACGCGCTAGCCGGCGTGGCTAAATGGGCATCTAAGAACGTGCCGCTAGTGACGGCGCTAGCCGCGGCCGTAGGCGTCCTCGTCTCCGCCATTCTCATCTATAACGTGGCAATGAAGATAGCCGCGATAGTCCAGACGGCGTTTAACGTGGCAATGTCCGCTAACGTCATTTTCCTCGTTATCGTGGCCGTTATCGCGCTAGTGGCCGTGTTCATATTGCTATACAAGAAAGTAGGTTGGTTTAGGGCGGCCGTTGACAAATTGTGGGCAGGACTGAAAACCGCCTTTATGTTCGTAGTGAACATGTATAAAGCGGAATGGAAAATAATGGTCAAGGTCCTGACCGTCACCTTTAAGGTTGTCGGCCGGGTCATTTCCGCCGTGTGGAATGCGATTAGAGGACCCGCTAAGAAAACGTGGAACGCCATTAAAGGCGCGGCCGTCTCCACGGCCAACGTCATTAGGCGCGTATGGAACGCGGTATCTAGCGCGTTGTCCAACGTGGCTAGCCATATCCGGTCCGCGTTCACGAACACATGGCAGGCGGTTAAGGCGGTAGCGTCGTCCATAACGTCCGCGATTAGTCACGCATTCTCCGGCGTGCGTCATGCCGTGACGACGGCCGTTAGCACCGTGTCCACGGTATTCCGGTCCCTCCCGGGCAAGGTCCGCGCGGCGTTCTCCGGCGCGGCCACGTTGCTATTGAACGTGGGTCACGACATTATCGCTGGACTAATCCGCGGCATTACCAACGCGGCGTCCGGCGTAGCCTCCGCCGTCCAAAAAATCATAGACGCTATCCCTAAGTTTATCCGTAAGCGTATGGGGATCGGGTCCCCGTCTAAGGTCATGGCCGCGCTAGGCCGGGACATTATGGCCGGCCTAGAGAAAGGCATGGCGGACGGCGTAGAGGGTGTGAAGCGCGTCACGAAAATGGCAACGGACGCCATAACGAACACGATTAAGAAAGCGTCCAAAACGTCGAAACAGGCGCGCACCCTCACCCGGCAGGCGCTCCGGTCAATTGAGGACGAGTCCAACGCGCTAGTGAAGAATGCCCGGAAACGGGACAAACTTTACGCCGGCATAGCGAAACAGACGGGAATTCTAAAGGAACAGAAAAACGCATGGACTCAACTAAAACAGTCCGTGGCGGACACGTCGTTGGCGTTCGGGTCATTCGCTAGCGCGGCCGGGACGACCATTACGGATATGTTGGCGGATATGGCTAACCGCGTAGACGCGGTTAAGCAATTTCAGCGGGTCATGGCCGGCCTAGCCAAATTGCGTCTCAACAAAACGACGCTAGCGGAATTGGCACAGGCGGGACCGGAGGACGCGCTAGCGCGTGCACAGGCGCTATTGTCCGGTGGCGCCGGCGCCGTGCAGCGGGTCAATAGTTTGCAAACGCAATTGTCACAGGCGGCCAATACGCTAGGCAATCAGACGGCAGACGCTATGTATAAAACCGGGATAGATGCGACACAGGCGTTG